GTACGACTGCGATTTGTTGGAGGGCTTGCCCTCTATATTTTCATGAAGCTTTTCAATTCGGCGATTGAAGGAAACTGGTATGGACCAGGGATGTATCGTGCTTGGAGCTGATCTATCCGCTCCTCGGTATACTCTGGGCCCCTCTGTCTCAACCTACCACGGCAGACATCCCAGCCAGGCAAGTAATCTCCAGTGATACATGGTATATCGAGTTCCTTGCATGATTGCTCGATCATACTGGTAGGGTAATTGCCCAATATACGTACCACACTACCACAACCAAGCATTGCACGCTTCAGCGCCACCATGATCACAATCCTCGAAGCATTTGGAGCATTGTGGCTTCGCCGGTATGCAATGCGCAGAGCCGACACAGGTGCAACCAGTGAATCGAAATCCACGATCTCCGGATATCGCCGGCACAAAGTCGTCTTGCCCGCGCCATTAGGGGCATACACATACACCACATGTTTTCGGGCGTCCCGATTGCACATAGCGTGCAACTCTGAAGTGGTAGTATCACTGCGAGAAGCCCAAGAGCGAAAGGCCCAAGCACTTGCAGCTGCTCTGGGTGTGAGCGACCGCCGTGGCAGGATCGAAGCAAACTGCGCCCAATCACGACCTTTGAGGGTCGGAGCCAGAACTGCAAAGGTGCCTGACATACTGGCCAAAGCAGGATCGACACCAAGCCGGGACACCAATTCGTCTTCATCTCTAGGTCGCGTGGACATCCCAATACCGGCTGCAAACCGCAACATTTCAACCACAGAGAAGGCTTGTGCGGGTGTGGCTGTGGGTGGCCTGTACCACCGCTTCATCCTGCGTGGCCACTGCTCCCCAACATTGCGCGCCAGAATTTCTTGGCGATATGTCCCGAAAGCCGAACCGTGTGATATCTGCAACAGCTCTTCGCGATAGCGGTCGCGCTTGCGGGCTGGCAATTGGGCCAACTGCTTCGCAACGGTGGTCATCCACGCATCCGTCGCATTGCAGGGCCAAACACTGCGAGGCTTTGGCAGCTGTCGGACAATTGGAGCTTTCTTCGTCACTACCCCCCAAAGTGGGTGGGGCTTGTCTGGGCTTCGATAACTCCACCATTCCAATGCCATATACGAGTCTCCAGTAGGCACCCGCATGCCCACATCAAGGTAGGCACATGCCATATGGAATGCCGCCACATATGGCAACCCCCTACAGTGGCTCTCCCACCAAGCATCAGCCATACCCTGCGGCATGTTGTCATACCAACTCCCGCTCGGCACATACCAGTTGCCAGAAGCCAGGGTCATCAAGATAGCGGCAAGTGGGCGCTGGAGGGTGCTCCCGGGGTGGGCCATCACCTGCAGGAACTCTGCGTGTGCGCGGCCTGCAAGCTGCTTCCGACTGTTCAATTGGTGCCCCTCCATCGCGGTCACATTCCCGTACACAACAGCCGAGTGTAGATTCGTGAACACAACATGCTCATCATCACCAGCTAGAGAAGCGCTCCCACTGGACTTGAGATTGCACTCATACCCGAGTGCCCTCGCATCCTCCAGGGCCACCCGCACATCGGTGTAGTGCTTGTCGCAATGATCGCGCATTGTGTTCCGATGTCCTGAATACAATCCGCAAATTGCACGACGCATTTCTGGTAGAGTCTTGCCGTACTCAATAAACGACACAGCTTTTCCAGCAGCTCCCCACAATGCCGCGGCAGCCTTCTCGTACCTATAGGGCGCACTGGTTCCCAGCCAGCTCGAAGCTCGCAACAGATCCAAGAGAGCCAGTTCTTGCAGCATGTGCTCAGAGTTGTAGTCTGAGTAATCAGTGCTCAAGTGATAGCCCTCCTGTGTTGCTTGTTGTATCCAGTTCATGAAATCTTCAATACCCTGACGAGCGCAGACGCCATCATCCATGACCTTCTCGCCATGCACTGCTTCAAAAGCAGAGACTAAATAGCTTATGTCATTGTTGGCATACAGCGCTCGATATTTCCCGCCTGGCTCCTTCTTCGTACTAGCTCTTGCAACATTCAAAGGTGGGAAATGCAACAACTGTTCATAAAAGTCGTTGGGCAACAACTCACTTAGGGTCTTCTTCCCAGCGCGATCGTTAACTCCAAAGCGTCGATCCTCACGTAAAGCCCGTCTCGCAAGTCGCCCTGCAGAGCACGAGCCTCCCGGTATGTGGTGGTGGCGCCGCTTCCACCACCAAGCCAGATCCCCGGAATCTGGCCGCTGAGCAATCTTCATGGTTGTGTGTTTGATACGGCGTCTGGCTATTTTACAGAAGGTTCTAGCGTAATTCAACCCTGGTGCACACATGAATTTGAAAACCGCAGCGCTGCACTTGTTGTATCTTTCCGCATCCCAATCTGCTTCCTTATCACGTCTCTCTGTGACCGAACCAATCTTGCGCAGCTGATATGCCAAATCACTCTTGAGACTGCCGACCATGCCCGAGCGCCGGATGAGATCCCAACTTGGCTTGAGACAACTAATCCACTTAGTCAACGGGATGCGCAACCAACCAGCTTGAACTACCTGCTCGAATACCGAATCATCAAGCGAATACAACAAAAGCATGGTCGCACTAACTTCATACTCAAGTGCATCGGGATCATGCCGAGCCAATTCCCAGATGGGGGAATCCGGCGATATAAAACCACTCAACATCGCCAGTGTCATTGCCACAGGTGAACCTCCTAAATGCAGATTCCTGAGGCGCGGACCAGCCGTCACATCCACCTCACTATCGGCGTTCGAGACATCTAAAAAATTCCAAAAGCTCCGGAAATGTTCGACCCCGGCTGTTGCGAACTGGTGCAACACCATGTATGCTGCTTGGTCCTCGAAGTTCAAATTCTCCAACCAGAGCTGCCACCCTGCTAGTCCCGAAAACGCACCTCCCTCGGGATTATCGCGGGACCTTCGCGCACACGAGCGCCCGTACGCCGCCGTGAGGACGCAGCTGGCGCCCCCCCAGATGCAGTAGTCGTTCCAGGTTGTGGTTGTGAAGCCTGCCCCACATCTAGCGTTGACGCACCCGCTTGCGTCATCTTGTCTACATCCCCGTGTGGTGGCATGCCACTTTGCAGGTCCGCAGCTGGCCCAACACCCGGTTGAGTTGACGAGGTGGCCACAGGAGTGTCGCCCTCGTGCGTGTGTATGCCAGGCCCAACATCTATCGCCTGCCCAAGTAACTGGCCAGAAGACTCTGGGCCCGCATCTCTTGCAGCAGCGCTCAGGGATGGGTCTGCAAGTGGAGGCCCCGAACCACCATGCTCCATCATCCCACCAGGGGCATCCGCTGGCGCACCTACGCTCGGTTGCGTCTCTTGCTCGTATGTCCGCTCCAACTCTAAAAGCGCAGGTGGGCGCTGCGACGGTCCCGGAGCATCCAGGATGTTCTGTCGCCAATCCACCGGCACCTCCACCTGTTTCACCACCCCCTTGCCTTTTCCATTGCGCCCGGTATCCTGAAAACCCTGCTCAGTAGCTTCACGAGCGGCCCTCAGTTTTTCAAAATCTGCTGCGGCCTTGTGCGTATCAGCCACCAACTCCCCTATCATGTCCATATCGGGCTCGACATCTGCCTCCCATGCACTCTTGATCAACGTTTCAATCAACATCTCAACATCATCGAGAGCCATCGCTGGATGTTCCAGAGCCGTCTGCACTGCGGCAGCAGCCGATGCTCCAAACCCACTCGATAGCGGCATGCCCCCAAAGAGCAGTTTCCTCGACACGGCCTCATCCGGGATCCGACCCCGGGCCACGTCAGATAGACTCTCGTAAGTTGGATAATATGTGGTTCCTGTGCGCTGACCCTTCCGCGCAGCACCTTCCACCCGCAGAGCAGCGCGTCCTTTCTCATTCAAAGCATCCCAAAGCTCCTGCCCATCCAGTGCTGAGCAATCGGCCAAGGCAAGACGCATGGCCATCGCACCCTGCAATTTGGCACTCACTACGCGCGCAGACGAACTCGGAGGCATTGCCCGCAACACATGCACCAATTGTTCGATCAGATCATTGATGACCAGACCACGTCTGTTTGGCGCGACGCGTTTGAGCTCGGAGTAGACATCAAACTCATGTACAGCCCTCATCTCGGCCTCCATCCCCTCTGAGCTGATATCAGGCACCCCATAGGAACGGAGTGCAGCAAATGCGGCCACCAACTCTGGCGACACGCCCCTGCGCAACAGCAGCTCGAAGCGCAGGCCTTCTTTACCTGCAGGACTCTTGGCATCATCAGCGGCCTTCAGATAATTGCCCAAGGGGGAATCCCGCTCTCTCAATGAGACTAGGTACTCTTTCCAGGCCCCAGGCGAGGAATTCTTGGGCGGCGTGCGTGGCAACGAAGTCTGTTCTTGGTCATCTGGTTGTGTCGCCGGTCCAGCACTCTCCACATCACTCACCTCATCAAGATCTTCGAGATCGGTACTCACATCACTCTCTTCATTAGTTGGCTCCTCACCATCGCGTGGGCGCGGTCCAACTGGAGGCTCGAGCACACCACTGTAGCCAGTTTGTTCATCTGTGAACTCAGCACCACTCTTTTCCACATACCACTCCCACTTGAAGCGTGGGGACTGGGAATCCGTTAGGAAGAAGAATTCATCGCGATCGCGCACCCTGAACACGGGCGTGAACTCAACCCCATCTTTACCAATACCTTGTTGGAAGACAAAGTCGCCTACCACTCCACGGTAAGATTGGTAGGGGGTGACACCCACTGTGCTGACCGCCAATGAGCGTTGCAGTAGTAGTGCCGTCTCCACCCCAGGAGCTAGCTCAGCGATCCCATAAAAGACATGGCTGAGAGAGCGTGCTTTTGAGAATTCTCCAGCCTTAGCCCACAAGTTGCGGGAGAAATCGGCACGCTCTGCGCAGAGTGGATACAACATGCCGTAGATAGAAGCATCTGATGGTATCTTTGGCATGCGATTCACGATCTCCTCCCACTGGGGTGCTCGGGCACCCCAATAGCCACATGTCTTCCATGGGGTTGCCTCTTGGATCATGACGCAACTCCAAAGGCGCCCAACATCGCCGCCGAGGTAATTGTGGACATTGTGGTTCACTGAGCACCACGCCCCAACTTGGTCTGACCACCTGCCGAACCGACGACAATATTCCTGGGCATCGCCGTCATCCGTGAGGCCATGCCGCCAATACCAACCCACGACACTATAGCGCTCATGCCACATCATGAGGCCAAATACAAGCGCTCGGAGATAGGCCTCCTCGACGTGGCACCATGTGGGCACAGGTTTGGGGCACGCAGCCAAACTCAACCGAGTCCGCGGCTCCAGCAACCCCCCAACAGCGAATGCTCCCATGTTGGCTGGAGGTAGGGCAATCTGCACCTTTGTAGAGATGCATGGCGTGCAACCCTCAGCCGGAGAGATGCACAATGCGCCCACGAAGCGCACCGCTTCCTCAAACAACTCAATTGAAGAATACTTGGCAGCCCAACGCAACGCAGTAAACCAAATCGTCCGCGCATCAAGTGTCACACGAGACACCGTCGCCAGCGTACTGGACATGACACCGTCGTTGAGTATCAGGGTGACTCCGGGACCAAGCGACGGCCAACATTTGAGGAAACGCGTCTGAGTGGGCCCAATCGCCGTGAGCTTGCCAGCCGCAGCTGCCCAGAGTACAGACGTCACCTGTGAGACATCCCCGGCACCAGGATCGGACCAAGGGATAAATTGGGTGCCGGCCAACCCACGCTGCACATCAACACTCAATGACGTGACCGTCCCATGGTGCGTAGCATAAGCTGGGGAACGTATCTCGACATCAACTGGCCCATCACTGCCCCCTATGGCTGCATGCCAATACATGGCTGCCAAGCGGTGCAAGAACCTAACTGAATTGGTTGTTGCACCCTGGACCTTAACCAGATCCGTCAAGAGATCACGCTGGACAGGCGCCCCTGCAGGATTCACGCCCATGAGCGTGTGTAGGGACTGCCAGCTGGTCATCGAACCCTGCTCCAATTCCATGGATGCCAGGCCCGCAATTGCAGGAGCTAGAGCGACAGGCGTGTTTCCCCATCCAGCACCCTCGGCATACGAAGGTCGGAATGCCCCATGGTTGAAGGACCATCCCCGCCCAACAGTAATGCTCCGCTGGCGTGCTCCCAAATGCGCACCGACAAGGTTGAAGGATGCGTCCCAAACACCACGCGAATAGCGTGTGCAAGCGATGAGCGGATCCTCCCGCAGTTTGCTGATGTCTGTTGTATCAGGAGCCGAGAGCGATGGCCAGTCAGTCGACGGAATCAGCGCATCACCGTGTTCCCGTGGCGAGAGTGCAACCCCCGAGCTGTACTGATGTACGCCCTTGAAGTCAAGTCTTTTATACATTTGGGTCGGTAGAAGATCAAAAGGGGCGGATTTGAGACAGGATCTACAGAGAGCCAAGCGCAGCTAACAACCAGAAGCAACTATCTCGAATGTTGAGTATTCAAG